AGATAACTTGAAGGCTACGCAGTACGCCTATTACGTCCACTACAACCTAGCCAATGAGGGCTTTGATGTAGGCTCAGACGAGTATTATCAAGAGTTGGACAGCCGTGTCGGGACGGTTTATCCTCACACAAGATCTGCTAATAGTGGGTCGAAGGCCGTTAGAAGTGAAAAGCAACCCGCCGTGCAAAGAGTTGCTTCAGCCCCTCAAGGGGGTCGGTCACAAACACGAGGCAACAAGAATGGCGTAAGCTTTTCTAAGTCAGAACTAGAGCGACTCAGAAACTTAAAGCCGCATAACATGACTGAAGAGGCATGGTTGCAGCGGGTAGCGAAAGAGAAGCAGAAAATTGCATCAAGAGAGGCAAGTTAAAATGACAGAAGCAAAAGCAAGCGCACGTTCTTCCCGTGATTCGCAGTCACACGATAATCAGACTCGCAGGAAACCGTGGCGTCCAGTACGCAGCCTAGAAACCCCTCCTCCACCTGAAGGTTATACCTACCGATGGATCAGGGAGTCTATGTTGGGACAAGAAGACCGAGCTAATGTCTCGCGTCGCCTTAGAGAAGGTTGGGAACTCGTAAGAGGCACCGACCTACCTCCAGAGTGGCGTTCTTTACCAACAATGGACAACGGGCGGCATGAGGGCGTGGTTTACAACGAAGGGTTGTTATTAGCGAAGATCCCTAACGAAACGGTAGAAGAGCGAAGAGCCTATTACAAGGCTAAGAGCCAAGAAGCCACTGATGCGTTGGACAATAATATGTTCAACGAAACCCGTGGCGATAGCCGTTATGTTAAATACGATCCTCAGCGCGATACCAACGTAACATTTGGACGTAGATAGAGGTAATTACAAATGGCGAACAAAAACGCTGCATTTGGAATGAAGCCAGTCAGAATGATTGGCGGCGCACCCTACTCAGGCGGTCAGAGTCGATATCGTATTGCTGCGAACTATGGAACCTCCATATTTCAAGGCGACATGGTTGCTCAGGTCACTGGCGGTACGGTGGAAGTACACGCTGACGGAGGCACTGTGCCTGTAGTTGGTGTTTTTAATGGTGTTCAATACACTGATCCGACTTCTGGCGATCAAGTATTTAGCAACTACTACCCTGCAAGCACGAATGCTTCAGACATCATCGCTTTCATCATTGATGATCCAGATGTTGTTTACGAAGTGCAGGCTGATGACACATTTCCAGTTACCGATCTTTTCGGCAACTTCGATATTGTCTACACCAGCGCGGGTAGCACATCGACTGGTATATCAGGTGCTGAGCTGGACGTAACCACTGGTGCGACAGCAACAACCTTGCCTATCAAGGCGATTGATATCTCAGAAGATCCGAATAACTCGGACACAGGGGCTGCAAACACTAACGTGCTTGTAGTTATTCAAAACTCGGTATTCGGCGTCAAAGGCGCTGGCTTAGCGTAACAGGAGGCTAAAAAATGGCTATCTCAAGAGCACAACTAGCCAAAGAGCTAGAGCCGGGTCTGAACTCGCTTTTCGGCATGAGCTACGACTCATATGACCGCGAGTACGAAGAAGTCTTCGCTATCGAGGACTCGCAGCGAGCCTTCGAGGAAGAGGTGTTGATCACTGGCTTCGGTGGAGCGCCAACTAAAACTGAAGGCCAAGGCGTTGTTTTCGACAATGCTTCTGAGTCTTATACAGCTCGCTACACGCACGACACTGTTGCGTTAGCTTTTGCTTTGACCGATGAAGCCGTAGAGGACAACCTTTACGACTCACTGGGCAAGCGATATGTGAAGGCTCTGGCCCGATCTATGGCTAACACCAAAGAAGTTAAAGGCGCTGACGTATTGAACAATGCGTTTGACACCAACTTCACTGGTGGAGATGGAGTGACGCTGATTAATACAGCCCACCCACTGGCTGGTGGCGGCACTGCTGCAAACCGTGCGGCTTCAATGGCTGACTTGAACGAAACGTCTTTGGAAGATGCGTTGATTGATATCAGCACATTCACCGATGACAAGGGTCTAACGATCTCCGTTCAAGCCACTAAGCTTGTTGTTCCACCTCAGTTAGTGTTTGTTGCTGACCGTATCCTGAACTCAACATTGCGTTCTGGTACTGCCGACAACGACATCAACGCTATACGCAACACGGGTGTATTGCCCGGCGGTTACACGGTAAACCATTACCTGACTGATCCTGATGCGTTCTTCTTGCTGACTAGCGTTACTGACGCTGGCGAAGGCTTGAAGATGTTCCAGCGTACTGGCATGGAAACTACGATGGAGCCTGACTTCACGACTGGTAACATCCGTTACAAGGCTCGTGAGCGTTACAGCTTCGGCTTTAGTGACTGGCGCGGCATCTACGGCTCGCAAGGGGCGTAGAAACCAAGCAAAAGAAAGGGGGCTTTATGCCCCCTTTTTTTGTGCCTGTTACGCGGCCTCCTCTAGTATTTCCGCTTTGGTGGGACGCTTGTAGAAACCAAACTTGTCATCGTCGTTTGATGGTTCGATAGCAGCAGTGAATGTCACTCGGCAACCGCGAGAAGCGTCAAGTGATGATGGGATGCTGCCCCACACCTTGAAGCCTCGGTCATCTTTGACCAGCATCTTCCATGTGCTGCCGTAGTAACTTTCTTGCAACTTGGTGCTCAAAACCTCGCCAGTAATGACAACGCGACCAGTAGGGCATGGGTCGGCAGCATCACGCTCAGCCTCTTGAGCGGCTTTGGCAGCAGCAGCGGCTGCAACTTTAGGAGCATCAAGGTAAGCCTCAACAGCGTCTGCTACGTCTTTACAACGCTCATCGATGTAGACGTAAACAACTTGATCGCCGTTTCGACCCTCGAAAGCAGCGCCCGTATAAATCTCAACGACATCTGACAAGGCATCAATCACGGCGTTGGCTCGATCAACGGAGATGTAGGTAACGCGTCGGACTGGTGAGTCATTGCGCTTGTCAGCGTAGTTGCTGCAAAACAGCTTGATCTTCTTGTCCCAAGGGAGGAACTCGCCAGCCATAAACGTGTTTTCGCAGATATCGTAAAGATCGCCCAAGGTGTCGTACAAATTCCACACCCAGTGGTAGTTGTCGCAAGGGGCGTGGATACCTGCGTCGCTGTAAATAGGCTCAAGATCCTTGTTCAACGTAACATTTTTCTTTAACCGCTCATCTCGCGCAGCTCTGGCAGCAGCAGATCTCGCATCAAACTTCTCTACGCGATCAGTGACTGTTTGAACCAACTCTTGTAAATTTTCCATCATCGTTCTCCGTTGTGATGGCTATTATTATACTCATCCCGTGTCGATGTGCAAGTGTGTGTACACCCCAAACAGCATTTATTTTAGTGTCCTATTAAATTGTCCGTTTCTAGCCTGTGTGGTATAAAAGGTAAGATCCTGACAGCCGCAATCCCGCGTCTGACATTTGCCACGACAGGAGATCAACATGGCTACAACAACTTTCAACGGCCCAGTCCGCTCAGAGAACGGGTTTCAACAAATTTCAAAAGCAGCTAACGGCACAATCACCGTTAATAGCGGCATCAAAATGGCAACTGAAGCTACTGGCGGAGCTGGTATCGAGGGAACCGCTGCCGTTTACGTTACTCAGGTTAACCGCCTTAAAAGCGATGTGGCGACTAACGTCAACATCGTGAAAACCACGATCATGATTGACCTTACTGGCTTGAAAGACGGCGGCACCGCTGGCGACATCATTGGTAAGGATGGCTCTGGCGTTGCATTTATAGGCAAGGTGACCGCAGCTAACCAAGGCAGCGTGTTTGGCGTGACCATGACTTGCGTGGAAACACCCGCAGGCGGCAGCACAGACATCGATCTGTTCTCAGCAACCGAAGGCACTGGTGTCAACGACACTGCAATTGGTGACCTGACCGAAACGCAAATCATCAACGCTGGCGCTGCTTCTGCTGGAACAATGGTTGCTGGTGGCGACATAGCTGCTGACCAATTCTTGTATCTCGTGAGCCAAGGCACGGGTGACGCGACTTATACTGCTGGACGTTTCCTCATCGAAATCACTGGCTTCGACGTAGCTTCCTAGATAGGAGAAAATCATGGCTGATGCAGTAACAAGCCAAACCATCCATGATGGCGAGCGTAAAGCAGTGTTGAAGTTCACCAACGCCAGCGATGGCACAGGTGAGTCCGCAGTCAAAAAGGTAGATGTCTCGGCACTAGCCGCTAACTCGGCTGGATTGTCATGCAACCGCGTGACAATCAATAAGATTTGGTGGCAGTGTACTGGGATGTCGGTAAAAATTGAGTTCGATGCAACGGCTAATGTATTGGCGATAGGCGTGAGTGAAGACTCAAACGGATACCACGACTACAGCGACTTTAGTGGCATACCCAATAATGCAGGAGCTGGAATTACGGGCGATCTTGATTTTACAACCGTTGGTCATACCAGCGGAGACACCTATATGATTGTTTTGGAAATGATTAAGTCTTACGCCTGATGGCTGACACGAGCGATGTGACAAGAACCAAGTCTGGGCGTTTGTCCTACAGAGGGCAGACGTTTCCCGGCTATAACAAGCAGGTTCGCACCTCTGGTGAAAACAAGAAGTTCAAAGTTTTAGCCAAAAAGGGCGATCAGGTAAAGATTGTAAAATACGGTGATCCGAATATGGAGATCAAGCGCGACAACCCAGAGCGTCGGCGCAACTTTCGTGCTCGCCACAACTGCGATGCGGTTCAGAAGAAGAAAGACGTATTCGCAGCTTCATATTGGTCTTGCAAAAATTGGTGATTTAGATGGCAGAAAGTGATTTAAGCAGAGCGCAAGACGAGTACGGCAGTGCGGCGTCTCCCTATGCTGATCTGAGCAGCTATTTGATGCAGCGACCAGTCTATGACCGTGGCACAAGGGCTGACCCCGTTGGGCCAACAATGAGAACCTTGGACGCTACACAGCCGTCCACAGAGGATCTTCTTGCAAAGCAATATGAAGACATTATGGCTGAGCAAACTGCTGCAAACGAAGCGGCTGGTTTAGCTAGGCAAACCGAGATTGATGCGCTTAGAGACGCTTTGAGAGAAGAGTTGGCGTCATCCGAAGACGCCGCGTTGTCTCAGCGATCTGATTTAACTACGGCTTTAGAAGGTCGAATTGACGAGCTGCGCCGAGGCGTTGACGCAGAAACGCTAGACCTGCGACAAGCTGGTTTAGATGAAAGGTCTGAGTTAGCTAGGCAGATTGAGGAAGGCGACAAGCTAGTTAGAGAAGCTCAGACCGCTGCTATTGGCGACCTGAGTGACCGCCAAGGCTCTTTGATTGGCGACTTAAAAACCAGAATTGGTTCTTTGTCGGGCGACCTGACAGACATCAACAGCGTCATTGAAGGCAACTATTCCCAGCTTAATGAGGCTCAAAAAAGTTCTGCTGACGCAACTCAGAGTGAGATTAACTCTTTAAACCAGCAGCTAGAAACACTGTATACCGACGTAGATTCGGGCAACGCAGCACAGTCTGAGGCAATAAGAAGCGAAACAGCAGACCTTGTATCGGCTTTAGAGCAACAAATTGGTGGTGTGGCAGAAAACCTTGGCTCCTTGCCAATTGAGTCAATTCAAAATCAATTGTCTGGGTTGAGCGACCAAACGGCTCAGTTTCAGTCGGCGGTTGACTCCGCGACAAGCGAAAGAGCAGACCTAGCCTCGATGATAGATGCGTTGCAAACTGGCGCTTTGAGCCAAGAAGACCTTTCAAGCCTGTCTCAATCAATTGCTGAGCAGCGCGGCACTGACATTTCATCTGCACTCAACCCCCTTCAAGAGCAGATAACATCCTTGCAGGGGCAAATTCCAGCAGAGGTTGATGTTGATGCGCTGCGTAAGCAGATTACTGAAGAAGTAATGGGTCAGGTGGGCCAACAAGGTGGTGGCGCTACAGCAGACGTGCCAACAGGCGTAAATCCAAACGTATCAGCAGGAGTCGGCGCAGGCGGGGTTCCTTACACCGGAGGTAGCACTGGAGTAAACACCGGAGTGCCAACGACTGAGGGCGCTGCCGAGATGGGCGCTACGCCATACTTTGATGGCGCTGGTATTGGAAACGAAATGGGACAGGGCCAGTTTGATTCATCGGGTATAGATTACACCCAATATGATCCAAGTGATTATGTAAGAAGCACAAACCCTAGTCAGGGGCAGCAGTCTGGCTCATCTGGCGTAGCCGCATTGCCAGCTCAAGCTACTCATGTAATGCCTGATAACCAGTATCAAGTAGATCAAGGATTGTTGGATCAATTCAACACCAACGACGCCTCAAAAAACTTTGGCCTTACCGCTACATTTGATCCTCTTACGGGCGAGTATGTAACCGACCTTAGCGGCATGGGTTTTCAGGGCGCAAACCAATTTAAGAGGCAGTCTCCAGAAGAATTTGCAGCTCAGTTTGGAAGCAAAAAAGACACACAACAGGCGGCAGTAGCGCCACCGCCAGCGGTTCAAGGCGGCGCACCGCGAAGGCAGCAGACTCCATTTAACCCAGCCGCTTTCAGGCTACAAAATATGAGCTTTATGTAATGGCAAGCGAAGTGCCAAAGAATGTAGCGAACCCTTCTTTGTACAGGAAAGCGAGAGCAAAGGCCAAAGCCAAGTTTGATGTTTGGCCCAGTGCATATTCGAGCGGCTGGATGGTGCAGGAGTACAAACGCATGGGTGGTAAATATAAAGGCGCTACTGGAGGCGAAGTGACGCTTGACCCAAAGAAAAGCGATCTCGACAAGGATGGCAAGCTAAGCCGATATGAGCGTAAGCGCGGCACCGCAATCGCCAAGAGCATGGCAAAGAACATGAATATGGGCGGAAGCGTTATGGTGCAAGGCCGAGGCTGTGGCGCGATTATGCCCAGCAAACAAAAGAAAACTAGAGTGCCTCGTGGCTAAGCCAAAGAAGGGACTCAAGCAGTGGTTTGGCAAAGGGCCAAAAGGGAACTGGGTTGATATTTCAGCTCCAAAGGAAGGCGGCGGCTTTGAGAAGTGCGGACGTGGCAGCGCAAAGGATTCCAAGCGCGGTTACCCTAAGTGCGTACCATCATCAATCGCAAGCGGTATGTCAAAAAAAGAAATCGCATCGGCAGTTAGCCGTAAGCGATCAAAGAAACAGGGCGTAGGCGGCAAGCCGACTAACGTCAAAACATTTGCCAGAGATGGAGGCGAAATCGTGAGAATGAAAAGCAAGATGGGTACGAAGGGTGGCGCAATGGGCGGCAAGAAGAAGATGATGATGCCCGGCGGCATGAAGAAAGGCGGGTCAGCCATGAAGCCAAAAGGTATGGCTAAGGGCGGCAAAATGATGACTAAAGGCTACGCTAAAGGTGGAGCAGCCAAACCAAAGGGCGCGGTAAAAGGCGGCATGAGAAAGCCTTCAACCAAGAAGAGTGGTTTATTTGGTCGTAGATAGTGTCTTACTTGCAGAGCAATATCCCACACTTCAAGGCGTGGGTTAGGCGAGAGTACACGGCAAATCACGAGAAGTATCATGGCGAGTTTCTACACGCTATGGTTATTGCTGTAACTACGATGCCGACAAGGTGCCTGAGCTTTCAGGTGATTTTTACGGGTGCGGAGTCTTACGACGATGACAACGAACCTAACGTACATGGTGGAGCGATGTGGGCAAGAATGCCGATCACTGCTCTCGTGGGCGACACCCCATTTGAAGAATGGCCTGAGCCGATGCCAGTCTGGGCTGCGCAGCCTTGGGATTGTTCTTCTCTTAACCATGCTGTTTATGTGCTGGATCGCTGCACCCCTTGCCCGTGGATGGCGAAGATTGACGGAGAGTTTTATGCTGCCCGATATCTCTTTACCGTCGATTATGCGGAGAATGAGATAGCGGACGATCCCGCGCAGCACAAGCAAAGCCATGTGATGGAGCTTCTCGACGCAGGGCCGTGGACTGGCAACATAATCGCCTTACCCAACAATCGTGTGCGAGTTACCCACCCAGCGTGGTTTGAGACAGGCGAAGGCGCTCCAGACTTTAAACCGAGTCAGCATATCCACTACAGCAAAAGTGATTTAGACTACACGTTGGACGTGAATCAGGTATTCGACAACCTCTACGCAGGCACAAAAGATGGCGGTAAGCGGAAGTAAAGATTTTGAGTTAGACGTAGCTGACTATGTTGAAGAAGCTTTTGAGCGTTGCGGCTTGGAGCTTCGCACGGGCTATGACCTGAAGACAGCCAACCGCTCTTTGAATCTTATGCTTGCAGAGTGGGCAAACCGTGGTTTGAACCAGTGGACTGTGAATCAAAAGATTTTAGCGATGGTCAAAGACACGACCTCGTACACCATAGACACCACAAATCCCACAGCAACAATTGACGTTCTCGACGTGTTTATCAGAGAAACCATTGGCGGTGTGAGCACTGACGTTCCGTTAAACCGCATGTCTCGCAGCGAATACGCGAATCTGTCTACAAAAGCCACCACTGGCAAGCCCAACCAATACTTTGTAGACAAGCAAATTAGCCCTACCGTGACGGTTTGGCCTGCACCAGATCAAAGCTCCAAGTACGACTTGTACCTCAACGTGCTAAGTCGAATGGATGACGCCGACGCTGGGGCAAACACCATGCAGATACCGTTTCGGTTTTACCCGTGTCTGGCTGCTGGCCTTGCCTATTACTTGGCGCTAAAGAGAGCGCCTGAGAAGGTCGGTATGCTCAAGGGCTTGTACGAAGAAGAGTTTCAACGCGCACTCAGTCAAGATGAAGACCGTGCGTCGTTTCGAGTAGCCCCAGACCTTAGAAATTACAACTCAGCGTAATGTCTTTTGCATCCAACCATCGGGCCTATGGGATTTGTGATATCACGGGATTCAGATATCGCTTGAAGGACATGCGTATGACGTGGGACGGCTTTTTGGTTGGCCCAGATCAGTGGTCGCCCAAGCATCCTCAGCTTATGCCCAAGCCTGTACCCGCAGATCCACAGGCTTTGCAAGTGTCTAGGCCAGACCAAGCTGCTGGCGGTAATGACAACAACTTTTTCACCGTCTACACAAATGTTGGCAATGGTATTTTAGGCACAACTTTGCAAACTTTTGGACTAACGTGTAGTGTTGGTACTGTGGAGGTAACCACGTCATGAGTTTTACATTGGCAACGCTGAAAACAGCGGTTCAAGATTATTTGCAGGTTTCAGAAACCACGTTTACGAGCCAGCTCAACACGTTCATTCAAGAGTCGGAAAGCCGCATCTTCAAGATGGTGCAGCTTCCTGAGCAGCGTAAGAACGTCCAAGGCACGGCCTCATTAGGTAATCGGTTTTTGGCAACGCCAAGTGATTTTTTTGCACCGTTTTCGCTTGCCATAATCGATGGTAACAACAAGTACATTTACCTTGATTTCAAGCACCCGTCTTTTTTGAAAGAGTACAGCCCCACATCCACAGTCACTGGTCAGCCAAAGTATTACTCTTTGTTTGATGAGTCGGCCTTTGAGATGTCGCCTGTACCCAACTCAAACTACACGGTTGAGCTTCACTATCTGCACAAGCCTGCGTCCCTGACGGTAGGCTCAGACAGTGGAACCACTGTGCTTTCAACTGATCACCCCGACGCGCTGCTGTACGGCACGTTAGTTGAGGGCGCGATTTTCCTTAAAGAAACCCCTGACGTAATTGCCAATTTTGAAGCGCGGTTCAAGGAAGCTGTCTCTCGAATGAAGAATCTGAGTGAAGGCCGAAACACCCGCGATGAATTCAGATATGACTTATTGCGTACAGGGGTGACCTAATTGGAACCAATCAAAGAGCTTGAAGGCAAAAGAATAGCAATCATCGGTCTGGGAGCCTCTCAGATCGACTATGTAATCGGTAAAGAAAACAGCGAAGAGTGGGATGAGGTCTGGGTTATCAACTCGGCCTTATCGGTTTTTGAGTGTGACCGAGTGTTTATGCTCGACCCAGCCAGCAGATTTCTGGATACAGATGATGCGGGTAACCAGACTGGTGTTATGCGCAAGCTTCTGCCCACATTTGACAAGCCGATCTATACTTGCGAGCTAGACGAGCGCGTACCCGCGCTGACCGTATTCCCCATAGAAGAGGTCATCAAAGACCAACGCTGCGCCTACTTAAACACCACGGTTGCTTACTCACTGGCTTTTGCAGCCTACAACAAAGTCGGTCAGGTAGACCTTTTTGGCATGGACTTCAGCTACAAAAACAATCTGCACTTTGCGGAAGCTGGCAGAGCGTGTCTTGAGTTTTGGATATGCAAGCTAATATCTATTGGGGTTGTTGTAGGCGTTAGCCCAAGGTCTTCGCTGCTGGATCAGAACGTCGATCTTGAAGAGAGGCTGTATGGTTTCCACAGGCTGGCTAACCCAAAGATTGCGATGCCAGATCCGCAGGGTGAGTGGGTTGTGTGCAATCGATCCGAGCTTGCCAGCATGGTTAAAAAACACAACCTAGAAACCATTGAGCTGCCACGCTCACCAGAGCCGTACAAGGGATAGTCATGGGTGAACAAGGAAATATTGAGCTTGGCAACGTCATGGTTTTTACCACTGACAATGAAGGCCACCCTCCTGAGTTTTGGGCTGAGCAGATCACAAACAAGATTGTATCTGTGTCAGAGAACGCGGAGCCGCACGTCAGGCAGCAAGCGTTGGCTTTCAGAAAGTATATTTATAACGTAGTATTGAGTGGAATTGGTAATGCAATTACCTCTGATCGTGTCACAATTAGGGGTAAGCTTATTGCTCAGGGCCATGAAGACATGGCTAACATCATAAAGGAGCTTTGACATGGCTATCACATCTGCAATTTGTTCGTCATTCAAGCAGGAAGTGCTTGTTGGCACTCACAACTTTACAGCTTCAAGCGGCAACAGCTTCAAGCTTGCGCTGTACACCTCCAGCGCAACACTGGGCGCTGCTACGACGGCCTTTACTACAACAGGTCAAGCCAGCGGCACGAACTACACCAGCGGCGGTAACGCCTTAACCAGCGTAACGCCTGTGCTGAGCGGCACGACTGCTGTATGCGATTTTGCAGACCTGACTTTTGGAACAGCAACAGTCACTGCGAGAGGCTGCATGATCTATAACGACACCCAGTCTGATAAGGCGGTTGCTATCATCGACTTTGGTGGTGACAAGACATCTACCGCTGGCAACTTCACTGTTGTCTTTCCAAGCCCAACAGCGACTGGCGCAATCATTCGGTTGGCCTAATGCCAAATGCCATTATCAAGGATAGATTTTCAGCCGGGAATCAATAAAGAAGAAACCGACTTAGCCGCCAAAGGCGGATGGGTAGACGGAAACCTTATTCGATTCCGAAAGGGTCGCCCAGAGAAAGTGGGCGGATGGTACAAGCGTGGAACTCAATCATTTCTTGGGTCGTGCCGCGCACTGCATAGCTGGATATCTTTGGCGGGAACTCGCTACCTTGGCTTAGGCACCACGGTTAAATACTACATCGAGGAAGGCGACAGATATTACGACGTAACGCCGATACGAAAGACCTCGACCAACAGCATCACCTTTGCCGCTACCAACGGCTCATCAACCATCACTGTTACAGACTCAAGCAACGGGTCTGTAACCAACGACTTTGTCACTTTTTCAGGCGCGGTTAGTCTTGGTGGGTTAATCACCGCTGAGGTTTTGAATCAGGAATATCAAATACTGTTAGTGACTGGCACAAACACCTACACGATCACTGCAAAAGACACAGACGGCGCAACTGTCACAGCCAACTCTTCTGACACGGGCAACGGCGGCTCAGGCGTTGACGGCTCGTATCAGATAAATGTTGGGCTAGACACCTACGTTCAAGGGTCTGGCTGGGGTCTTGGCACTTGGGGCGCTGGTGGGTACGGATCTGCATCAGCCATTAGCGCAGTAAACCAGCTTAGGCTTTGGACGCATGACAACTTTGGCGAGAACCTCATTATCAACCCGCGTGGAGCTGGCATCTTTAGATGGCTTGAGAATGGCGGGACTTCAGAGCCAGCAGTTTTGCTTTCAGGGATTACGGGCGCAAACTTAGTCCCAACACTTGGTTTGCAGGTCATAACCTCCGAAACCGACAGGCACCTCATTGTGCTTGGCGCTGACCCGATAGTGAATAATTCGAGGTCTGGAGCTATTGACCCAATGCTTGTTGCTTTCAGTGCGTCTGAAGATGATTTGCAGTTTGAGCCATTGGCAACCAACAGCGCAGGCTCTGTAAGGCTGTCTAGCGGGTCGTTTATTGTTGGTGGAATGAAGTCGCGCCAAGAAATACTGATCTGGACAGACACCAGCCTGTACTCGATGAGCTTTATCGGGCCTCCGCTTACCTTTGCGATCAACCTAGTCAACGAAGGCTCTGGCATTGTTGGCCCGAAGGCCGCTGTAAACGCTCCAAACGGCGTGTACTACGCAAGCAAGACAGGGTTCTACTTCTACAACGGAGCTGTTCAGAAGCTTCCTTGCACCGTGCAAGAGTATGTCTTTGAAGACCTCGATCTTGGTCAGGCGTTCAAGTGCTTTATGGGGCTGAACTCAGAGTTTGGTGAGATGTGGTTCTTCTACCCAAGCCTTACAGATGGCACTGGCGAGATAAGCCGATACGTTATCTACAACTACGAAGAAAACACATGGTCTGTCGGGTCTTTGATTCGATACTCGTGGATCGATGCTGGTATTGAAGATCAGCCTATGGCGGCTGGCTTAACGAGTAGCGAAAACTGCATATTCAACCACGAGACTGGGTTTGATGATTACAACCAGCCCATGACTGGTGTTTTCATTGAGTCAGCGGACATTGACATATCTGACGGCGAAAACTTTGCTTTCGTGAAACGAATGATTCCTGACGTTGCGTTTATTAAAGACGCCACCGTCAGCAACACCCCCGCTATGAATATTGTGCTGAAGCGTCGAGACTTCCCCGGTCAGTCTTTGACCACTGACTCCACTACTCAGGTGACTGAAAGCTCTACGTTCAACAGCCTGAGAAGCCGAGCGCGTCAGGTGGTGTTGCGGTTTGAGTCTGATGATGACGCATCAAGCGGCGATCAGGTTGGTTATAAGTGGAGGCTTGGTGCCACAAGGCTAGACCTTCAGCAAAGCGGCAGGCGCTAGATGAGCCGCCTTTTGGAAACAAGGCTTCCTTCCGCCCAAGGCGACAAGGTCGAGTCTGGCACGTTTAACCGATTGGTTCGTGTGCTTGAGCTGAACCTTGGAAGCGTAGACATCACAATATCTCCGCACTTCAACGCAAATGAAATCAGTACGCTTCAGTTTGCAACAGGTGCTATTATCTTCAATACTACGACAGAGATACATCAGGCGTTTGATGGCACTACGTTTAGGGACTTGTATAGCCATCAAACCTACCCAACAGGCCAGTCCGCCACCTTTGGCTTAGGGTCTGTAACAGTGAGTACACCGTAATGGATGCAATGCTTCAGAGTCGAATTCAAAACCTCATTGGCGGTGACATGCCTGTTCAAATGGCTGAGGGCGGGATGGTAGAGCCGATGCCTGAAATGGCTATGCCTGAGATGGCAATAGCTGAAGCTGCGCCTGAGATGCAACAGAACTCAAATGCTGGTCTTGAGATGGCTCTAAACGAGCTGATGATGCAACAGGGCATGGCAGAAGATCCCGTTGAGCAAGAGATGTATGAGCGCATGGGCGATGCAGCCAACGCTCCTATGGCCGAGCAAGCGCAAATGCTTGCAGCCGAAGGTCGCGGTGATGACACGGTGTTGGCTCACTTACGACCCGGCGAGGTTGTGCTTCCACCTGAGATGTTTGATGACGCTCAGTTTGAGGCCGCAGTAGAGAATAGATTCAACGAGCTGGACATCGACCCTGAGCGTCACGTTGTGGCTATGGGCATTGCAAGCCTGAACCCGATTACTGGCTTGGAAGAGTTTGGCTTTTTCAAGAAGCTTGGCAAGAGCATCAAGAAGTTTGCAAAGAAGATAGCGCCTGTAGCTGGCCCACTGGCTAACTTTATACCCGGCGTTGGGCCTTTGATCGCTGCTGGTATTGGCGCTGCAACCAACGTGGTTGGCGGCAAGGGCTTGAAAGGCGCTATAAGTGGTGCGCTTGGTGGCTATGGCACTGGTAA